GTTTGCAATAATTTCTTCAGCAGGCTTTCCTGTTCTATGCTCAGTTCTTAAGATTGATCTTGCTAAAGCCTGCGACCTTAGATCCACATTGCTATAAGTTTTACCCCACCACTTACCTGGGTCAGATAAAAGATCTTTTATTTGATCGCTTTTAGCTAAGCTACTAGCAAGAGAATTAATTTCTGTAATCGTTGGGTTAAATTTTGAAACATCTTTTTCCCCTGAGGGAGAAAAACTTTTACCCGTAGGAGCGACAATTACAATATTGTCTGGATTGTTTTTATCTACATAAGCAACATACTCTACATTTCTATCTGTAACCGGATCGTATTCAGATATCGTGGTTTCATCAAAATCTTCTGGCGTTCCTTGTTGCAATTTAATTAACTGATCATTAGACATAGAAGGAATTAATGATCGTAATACTGCTGTGTCTTCTGTCTCAGGTATTGTAGAAAGCAAAGTGTTTACTGCGCTGTTGTGAGCCTGACTTTCTTGTTTGGTTTCTGTTTGACGCCTTCTTGCTGCCTCAAGCTCAAGCTCTTGAGTTGCCCTTTGCATAGGGAAAAGCTCTGCGTCTCTTTCTGCTTTTGCTTGTCGTTGAGCGTCTAGCTCATTTTCTCTTGATTGTTGTCTTAATCTATCTTGCATTTCTGTACGCATACGCACAGCTTCTTGTCTTAAAGCAGCCGAACGAACAGGATCAATAGATTGTAAAGATTGAGCCGCTTGCAACATGCCTTCAGGGGTAGACATATCTACGCCTTTAAGCTGCTCAGAAACCCTTTCCCCAGTACTACGCGGGTCAATGCCAATCATAGGCTGAACAGCTCGCCGTAGAGCGTCATTACGCTGTACCCCTAACTGACCCCCCATCTGAGCCAAAGGAGCTAATGCTGCCGCTCTCCCGCGTAAACCAGAGGACAGCAATTGACCTTGAAGCATACCCTGTTGGAGTAGTTTTTGCTGACGCTGTTCAGGAGTCTCAATGATGTCTGCAAACAGACTGTTAATATCTATAGCCATTGTTTAACCTCGTGGTATTCCGCCATACATTGATATTGCCGCATCAACAGCATCATTTCCTGTTAGTGTGGTATTTGTATTTCTTGGTATCCCTCCATACATTGATATTGCAGCATCTACTGCTGCATTACCTGTTAGAGTAGGAGTTGAACTGCTTGTTGTTGAAGGTGCTGAGGCTGCTTGCTCGCCCTTCAACAGATCAAACAGCCCTTGGAACTGCTGCTGACGTAAAGCATTAGCTAGTGCTGCATAGCCAAGCTGAGACTCTAGTGTAGACTCTGCAAGCTGTGTTCCTAAGCCAAGTCCAGTAGACTGTAGGCTTGCTCCTATGCGAGCTATATCTAGCCCTGGTGCTAAGTTGGCAAGAAGTTGATTCTGACCCGCGTAAGCAGATGGGATAGATTGTAAGCCCAAATCTCCCAACAAGCCTAGTCTTGAACGTGTCTCACCTAAACCTGCTAGAGTCTGTTGTGACTGCAAAGCTTGTTCAGCACGGGCTTGTTCCATTGCGCTGACACCAAGACCTGCTTGTTGCTCTGCAATAGCCTTTTCTAGCGCTAACTGCTCCGGTGTGCCGCCGTATTGATTAGTCTGTACACCTAACCTACCCTGACCAAGTAAACGCTCCTCTAGCGCAAGACGCTGACGCTCCTGCTCAGGCTGTAAAGTAGCTTGCATGCGTCCAAATATGTCTTGTTCACGCGCTGCTCGTTGACTTGGGTCTTGAGTTAGCATGCCAATAATATTTTCTTGCTCTTGCTGCCTTGCCTCTGGGCTTCCTAGCATCCCAAAAGCTTCAGAGCCAAAGCCTAATAGCTGAGCCTGCAAAGCCTGTTCGGTAGGGCTAAGCATGGTATCTAAGTTGCCAGTAGAGCTAAAGGTAGCTCTTGACCCTGTTGGAGTCGTTACACCAAAAGGTTTGAACGTAGACTGACGACCAATCTCACCAAGTAAACCGCCTTGATAGGTAGGCATAGAAGGCTGACCAAAGACCGCCTGTACGTCTTGTTCACCTAAATCCTGAACAGTGTTTATGATGTCTTGCTGTGCTAATGCTCCACCAACGCCACCTATTAAAGCGCGTCCTTGTTGGCTCATTGCAGAAGAAAGTAAGTTTTTGAAAAACTCTTCCATTAGTATGTACCTCCATCAATCGTTCCAACTGTGAAAGTACCACTCACTGTTAGGTTTGCCATAGTAGTTGTACCAGTAAAGGTAGGTGCAGCAGAGTCACTTTTAGTAGCTACAGCTACCTGGATAGCGTCAAATTCAGCCCCTACTTCAGAGCCTTTGATTACCTTGGCAGGGTTACCGCTAACCAAAGCGTCCTTGGCTGCGAAGTTAGTTAGTTTAGTATAGTTCGACATTAGACTATTCTTCCCATAAGAGCTTGAATGTTAATTTCTTGTAAGGCAATTGGTTTGCCTTCAACTGTTGTTTCTACGCCTACCGCTACAACTGTACCCTGACCGGAGGCATTGATCTTCTTGCGTGTAATCAACGATATAGACGATGAGTACTCGGCTTCAGTGTTAAATTCTGAGATATTGTATTGTCCCACATTTGACTGCGGGAGTGTGTAAGCTTGTTTCTTGTAACTGCCAGAGTAGTCATAAGCCCAGTTAAGTACAACTGTAGCCTCTGCTCCATCAAAGGTAGTTAGGTTAATCTTCTTAAGAAATTTAAGATTTGATGTATCACCAAAGCTTAACGGGTGACTGAAGTAGCTTAGTAGATACCCTGTTTCATTGTCCTCGTACCCTGTGTACTCTGCTATTCCATCCTGAACACCAATGTAAAGCTTCTCTGTAGAGGTCTCTGTGAAGCAAATGGCGTTCATGTGACTCCAGGTTGTAGCCCTAAAGCTGCCATCTTGAAGAGGAAAGCGTGTATCAAATGCGTAAGTCACAGCTAGATCTGGAAAGTTCAACAAGACAAAAGCCTGACGCGGGGAATAATGCATGCTTATATTCCCAGTTTCTGCCGCAAACAGGGATTTAATGTCGTTATTGACGTTCTTAGAAATATCGCCAATCGGCGCTGACTTTTCTTGAATAGTCCTTGAAAGGCTACGAACACCTGAGTCATCGAGGAAGATTAGGTCTTTACCTGTTGAGACTACTGCGTCTCTACCCACACAGCCCACATTAGAAATGGTGTCTGAAAGGGTCATGTTCGCAGGACTAGAAGCTCCTTCATAGACAAGGATAGAGTTTCTGCCAAAGATAATCAGGAAGCCGTTGTGTGCTGCTAGAGCAGTAATAACGTCATACCCTGTAGGCCACACGTTAGTTACGTCTATAGAGCCTGACGATCCTCCTGTCCACGCTGCGCCATCTAACAGGTCAGACCAATAGATCGTAGACTTGTCATCAACAAAGTCCGCCACCCACATGCGACCAAACGCAGCAATAGCTACATGCCCCTCGGGAGGAGTGCCTATTGCGTGTGTATGCGTGGACATTGACGCAACCACGCCTGTGTGGTCTGCGTATACCAAAGGCTCATAGCCGCGTTGGAAGAAGAACATATGGTCGTTAAAGTTGACCATTTTCCAATTGTTTTCTGTAATGGTGTAGGCCGCAGGAGTCTCATCTACCATCGTGGTAGTGCCTGAGAATATTTTGTTGTTACCTGCGGAGAAGAACGTAATATCCCCATCAGCAGCAACAAACTCACCCATAGACTCAACACCGTCAGACGATCCTAAAAGGTCGTTACCATTCAGGATTTCATAACCCTTCCTCGCGGCAATCCTTCCCTCTTTGTCAATGACGCAGTTATCCGCAACCGCAGCAAAACTAGCATCCTGTGCCAAAGGTGCGTCTTGGGTGTTTACCCCTGCAAAGCCTGGGGCTGTAATGGTAATGCTCTGTAGCTGTTGAGCCATCTAAACCACCATAAATGTTGTTTCGTCAGGGTAACGATTAGCATCTATAGCTATCGCATCAGACAAGGCTGTGGACGCAACAGCAAATTGTTCGGCTGCTGATTGACCACCAGTTTCCCCGCGTTCTCTTAAGGCCATAGCAAAGGCCATCTGGACTATAGGGTTGTGGGGTACGTTAATCTTAGTCGCGTCAGACTCTAGCAAGCCTTGGGTTTTAGCCACATCAAACCGTAGATTATAGATACCGTCAGGCTGTGGATAAACCTTAACTTTCAGGTCGTCATTGCTGTCTACTCCGATAAACGTGTAAACGTGAGGAGTTCCTGATACGACATCTTGAAGGTAGTAGACACTGTTAAAGTAATCTTTAGTTTCTAAACCCATGAACTTATTGACTGAGTCATTGACTACATTCTTTACCACTGCTTCTTGTCCTGAGCCAACAAGAGAATACTCAGAGACTCCGTTAGCAGTAACCACAGAAATGGTGTCGCGAAGAGCAGACCAGTTCCATGAGTTCTCTACGATTCTCTTTGCGTCATTGATGAAGTCTCCAATTAACGCGGAGTAGTCTGATTCCAAAACTGTAGCAGCCTGGTCTTCTCTTAATCGCCGAAGGACACTATTGATCGCTTCAAGGTAAGTCATTATCGGCCTCCTGCGGCACGAAGGAATCTTTCAAACATTCCCAATTGTACGTTGTCTAGCTCTTTAAATTCTGGTTGAAATAGTATTGAGTCAGTTAGTGGAGTGCTGTTAACTACTTGAGCAAATAAGCCTATTGCGCCATCTCTTCCTGCATCGCCTTTTTCGCCTCTTATACCCTGTAGACCTTGCAAGCCCTGCTCGCCTTGTATACCCTGCTCGCCTTGTATGCCTTGGTCTCCGGTATCGCCTTTTTCT